GTTTACTGTGCCACTTGTTACATAGAAATAAGCGTTATTGGCAATTTCACCAGCCGCTGCGGTATCGAAATCTGTTGCGCGGGTAGCAACCCAAGGGGAGACACCAGCAGAACCAAGATTGGTCAGCGTGTAAACACCGTTTTGAAAAGAGCTTGTTTGATCTTTGACTAAAAACCGCTGCCCAATAGACCAGCTCCCAACACCGTCTATCGTTGTAAAGATGCGGTTTGTGTCAGCCGTAATGGTAGCGCCAACACCAGCAGTGCCGTTGTTGTATATCACGCCAAGGTTCTGGCCTGCTGGGGTTGCAGCACGGACAGCGGGGTGAACCACAAAACCAGTAGACACCGCAGAATCAACGTATGTGCGCGTGACAAGCTCCGTGCCGCCCGGAGAAGTCATGGAAGATGTTGTCGTCACGGGTGCAGTGAACGAACCGCCCACACCTGTCAACGCGCCGCCCAGTGTCAATGCGGCTTTAGTAGTCAGCAGCTTCGACGTCTTGTCAATCCGTAGTGCCCAGTCAGTTGCAGCCACGCCGCCAGCAAACAGCAGCAAGTCGTTTGTGGCGCTACCAATAATCATCTCGCCGCCATCGTTGAAGACGTACGCGGAGCCGGGAGTAAAGATTGGGTATGTGGCGGATGTGTAGTTTGAGCTGTTGATGCCGAGGTCTACAAAGTTATTTACGCCATTACCCAAGTTGTTGTAGGCAACAAAGTCAGCGGATGCCTCTGAGCCATTGTTCAGGTTCTGTGCATACAACTGGGCAAAGTTGTTGATGTTGGCGTACAGCTCGCCAAGCGCGGCACTGAATGTGGTGTAGCTTGTAACACCTGTGCCAATAACCGTAATAGGTCCGCCGTCAATCAAGACGTTGCCGGTTACTTCTTCGTAAATAGCTTTCTCGGGCGGGTAGGTACAGAACACATCCACTGCGCCTGTAAAGTTGACCAGCGCCCCTGCGGCTGAAGAAGACAACGGAGTGGCGTTGCGGCTTAGTGTTGTGCCAGACGAAGTGTACGTACCGTAGTTAACTTCCCACGCGCCCGAAGCGCTGTCAACAATAGCAAAATAGGTGACATTGCCGTTGCCAATAGCGGAAAAAGCCTGAAAACCAGCAGGCGTAGCGCCAAGAGTAATCGTGCCTGTGCCGGGAGCTGCGGCGCTTTGCTTGACCCGATCTTTTACAACAATAGCCATTTTTTGTCCTTACGACGGTAGGTCGTTCCAGCCGGGGGTTTGTACGTTGTTTATGGCGGTCCAACCACTGCCTTGCGCATTGTTGATATTTTGCCAGTTTGGGTTCTGCGTGTCATCTATTACCGCCCAAACCAACACGTCACCGATTGACACGTACAGTTGAATGCCAGTCACGAAGACGTTGGCTGTTTTGATAGCGGATACAGACTCGATTGCGCTAACAACTTCCGCAATCGAAGCATTCACAGAAATTGTTGTGGCAACCGTTGCTCCGCCAGCAGCCGACTCCGCCACTGCGGCGGTGATTAACAACCCACGGTTTGACGAGTCCGCCCCAGTAGCAATCTCTGCAATTGCGGCCAATACCGTGGATACAGCCGATTGCGCATCGGTAGCTACAGCCGATTCTGCCATCGAAGCCAGCAGTGCCCCAATAGCGGTTTGCGTGTCTGTGGCTGTGGAAGTTTCTGCCTGAGACGCAACCAACGTCGAAGCCGCAAAATTCTGGGAAGCCGTTGCAGTAGCTGTTTCCGCCTGAAGCGAAGTCAAGATGTTGTTTAGGCTTGCAAAGGCGGCTAAAGCTGCGGATGCCTCGGCAATGTTGCCACCAAAAAGGGTCTCCTGAGAAACCGCAGCGCTCGCCGTAGCGGACTCACTTAATGCGGAGGCGAACGTAGCCCCGCCTAAAGAGGCGAAAGGTGTCTGGGCAAACGCAACATCTCCAAACACCGCGCTACCTTATCAGGCTGCGTCAAGCGAGAACGTGTAAGTCACATTCAATGTGTCGCCGCTGTCTACTGTTTTATCGCCACCGGTAAAGTCGCCAGCGGAGAACAAAATGCCGGAAGTACCAGTAGCTACGGTAGCCAAGAGTGCGCCCGCCACTACTGTGCCGTTTACCAGCATGGCAAACGAAGAGGGGGATGCAGAGTTTGAGATTACAGACGGGTCAGCCGTAGTGGCCGTACCGAATGTGACTGCTTTACGGTTGCCTGTGTAAGCCGTACCGGGAACCAACTCGGTCCAACCAGCATGCGAGGCCAAAGTATCCGCCGCAGCGTATGTTGTGCCAGAGCCGGGGCCTTCAACCAAGCCTAGATACCAAGCAGCCGTATAGCCGGATGCGCTGAAGTACTTGCTGTTCATGTCTTGCAAACCGGCATTCATGACCAGATTGTGGAAAGTGTCAGACCACTTCTCAACGCCGTCAGCGCCAACGCAAGTAACAGTGAATACGCCCCCTGCGCCCATGCGCTCAGTAGTGCCTTTACCTGCAACCAAACTTGCGGACACCGCGTCGTTGGCTTTTGAAATTTCTGTGCTCATGATATGTCCTTACGAAATGCGCACGATGGCACTGTTGGCATCGGGGGTTGGGAAAATAATCTGGAAGGTGTCGTTGTTTACGGTCTTGTCTGAACCAAAGTCTAGTACGGCCACAGACTTGTTGCCTTCGGTTGAGTTGTATATCAACGCCCCGCGTGCCGTGAAGGTCGCCCCAGTCCACGTCGTGTTGGCAAACGACCAGTAAGCGGTTGGAACCCCTGCGCTGTTGTTTGCTGCAACCGGAGTCACGCTGATGGTCAACGTGTTGCCTCCGGCCGTGTAGCCCGTACCCGTGACTTGCCCTGCCGCAGCGGGGTTATACACAGTCGTGGTCGCATCCAACGTAGCAGCGGCTGTGTACAGCGCAATCTTGAATGTGTCAGGCGATGTGGGGCCAAAGTTGTGGATGCCTTGCGGCAACTCGACCTTGAAGCTGGTTGTTGCGGTTTGTGCGATGGTCATATCAGGTCACTTTCTGGCGGAATTGGCCAGAGCGATAGGCGTCTTGTCGCTCCATACCGTCGCCCAGACGTTTGGCCAACGCAAGCGCTTCCATGAACTTCTGGTTATACAAGGTCAGCATGTCCTGCTCACCCTTCATGTACGTGTACGCTTCAACTAGCGAACCATATAGAAGCACAGAGTCGAAATTGTCACCAAGCCACGAAGTACCTGCGTCAACAATCGACTCAGGGTAGTAGAAGTAGTGCAGCTCAACGCCGTAAGCGGCCGCAGGCGTTGGGCCAAGAATGAAAGATAGTTCGTTAGGGGCATTGGTTTGAGAGCCAAACAGCGCGTAGTACTTGGGCAAACCGTTGTTTGCCGGAGCGGGGTTTGGGTACGCCTGCCGGATGAAGTTTACGTCCTTGTTGAGCAAGTACTCGTAATTACCCAAGGCATCAATCACGGCAAGCGAGTAGGGGGCCAAAAAGTCATCCGGACAACCCAAGTACTTGTTACTTGCCGTTGTTGTGCCTGTGACGTTTTTACGCAGGGAGGGAAACTGCACCGAGTTGTAAATGCGCTGCTCAGCCTGCTGCACGAAAACAGGTATCTCCGCCTCAAACGACGTGTCCTGATTCTCCGTGTAGGCGATGATCGCTGATTTAAGCTCGGTGTAGTTCATGCTCTACCTTACGCCATCGGGCCTCGGGCCATCACGCCTTTGGTCGCGCAGCCAGTACCCCGGATTTTAATGCCGCTGGTCTTGGTTGGAGGATAGTCGTTGCTGTGGTTTGTGCCCACAGAGACGTTCATCTCGCGCATGTACTTTTTGTTGTCCGTATCGGGCAACACGGCCGTAACGGTTTTGCCCGACATGGTGTGGGGCTTAGCGTATGCGGCAGCAGGCTTGTTATTGATCGTGGCCATATCAGGCTCCTTTGCGGCCGGGAGATTTTTGGTTGGCTATTTTGGCCAATCCGCGACCCATCTTCAGCATGTCGCTGTTGGTCTTGCCGCCAGCGCGAAGTTTGGTCATCGGCTTGCCGGGGTGCATGGCTTTCTCGTGCTTGTGCACTGCGCCAGCAACCATCTTCTTGTCCTGCTTCAAATCTTTTTTGTCCATGTCAGACTCCTATTTGCACCGTTACTGTACCAATTTCCACGACCAAAGCCAAGTTATTTGGCGTCAGCTCGTTGTCAAAGAACCGAGACCCGCCAACCGGATTCCAGCCCCACTGAATGTCACGGGAACCTCCCGTAGTGTACCCGTCCGGGTTGACACCTGCTGTGATGTACGTCGTGTCTCTACGCGGGTTGCGTACAGCCTGCGGGTCATCAACCGGATACATACCCAGCAGCAACTGCGGCTGATCGGGGTCCCAGCAAGAGTCGCACACCATGATGTTGTACAACTTGGTCTTAATCACTTCCTTGCGCAGTGCGGTCAGCTTAAACTGAAAGCCGCAACGATCGCACATGGCGATCGAGTTCTTGCCGGAAGCAAAACGGTTTCCCATTTAAGTACCGCTTCCAATGAACATCTGACGGGGCACAAAGCGAACAGCCGCTTTCTCGCGGTCTTCATCGCTGGCCAACTGCCAAGCCTCGTCGTACTGCTGCTTCAATACGGGCAGACGCTCAGCGCCGCCGGGCACTTTCAGCGCCAAGTAGTAGGCCAAGCCTGCCACCATGCAGGGCAGGAACCGGAAGGGCATGTCCATCGTGTTGACGCCGTTGCCAGCGTCTTGGATGCGGCGCAGTCGCCAGTACACAAACACATACGGCTGCGAGTTGTCTGGCACAGGCCAGACCGTAAATCTTGGGGTATTCAGGCGCTCAATCCAGACCTGAATCGGACGGGCTTGTTGCAGCTTGTTTGGGATCGTGGCGTAGGTGGAAACGCTGATACGCGTGATGGTCAGATCGGCTTGTGTTGCCGCGCTGCCTGCGCCCGTGCGGATGACGTGCTCCAGCAAGTCCACAGTGTCAGTCGGGAGTTCGTACGTTGCCTGCCCAGCTACAAGCGGGATGGAGCCCTGCTCATAGGTAAACATGTTCAGGCCACGGTTGGCCCAATCAGCAAACATCAGGTTCATGGACCGACGCGCTGTGCGCAGGTCGTAGCCCGTACGCAGCTCCGAACCCACGCGCTCGAACGCTTCCTCAACGATCTCCGTCAGGTCGAGGTTAAAGCTGGAGGTTCCGGAGGTTGCCATTATCTAAACCCTGCTGTTTTCTTTGCGATAGTCTTTGGCTGTGCTACGAACTGCTTCCCGGCTTTTTTGCCAGCACGCTTTGCACGAGTTGTAGCAGCGTACTCAGATGCGCTGAGACTT